TACTTCTAGTGTAAATACCACTAATCCTGCTCAAATATTATATAATTGTGATGCTACTACAAAACTTTCATTACTTCGTGTATCAGCATCAGTCCCATCCCCAACTCAAATAGCAAAAATCTATAATGACGAAAAGGTTCTCTTCCAAGAAAACTCCCAATGCACTCTGTATGGTTCAAGTGATGCAGTAACCGCACTGGCTTATGATGACAGTAATTCATTATTATCAGTAGGCACTAGTTCTGGTCGTTCAGATTTTAGGGGATTAGAGAGAATAAATAATACTACAACAGCGGTAACGACTGCTATAAGTGCTAGTAACGGTCTCATAGCGGAGCAATAATATGACAGTTCGTATACAAAAGCCAACACTTAATATTAGAGAGAAGTTAGCAGAACTTGAAAGACCGATTGGTATCAATGGTCAGGCACTGTTGGCAACTGATACACCACAGCAGGCATTTGATTTGCTTGGTTCAGCAGGTAATAAAAATTTAATAATTAATGGAGATTTTAAAATTTCCCAAAGAGCGACGGACAGTGGAACTATTAGTCTTACTACATTAGATTCATATAGGATTGCTGATAGGTGGAGAGATTCTTCATATAATATTAGTGGAACCTTTACTCCACAATATAGAATTAGACAATTTGCAGACCATCCTATAAGTGGGGCTCAAGGATATTGCTTAAGATATGATTGTGTAACAGCAGATACTCCAGCAACTAATGTTGATTTTTTATCAACATTTCAAGCAATAGAAGCAAATAATACAATTAATTTATATAATAATTATTCATCAGTATCATTTTGGGTAAAATCAAGTTCTCCAGGACCATATTCAATACAGATTAGAGCAGCTGGTTCTACATCTGCAACAACACCAAATTTATTATTAAAATATAATATAAACAATTCTAATGTTTGGGAATATAAAACTCTATTAGTCCCCCCACAAAATCTTTCACTAATTACTGCTGGAAATGGAACTGGATATACCTTACATTTTGTTCTTTCTAGTGGATTAAATAAAAATTATGATGCTAACGTTGCCACAATAGAAAATAAATGGGCGCTTTATTCCAGCAATGGTGTTGCATTTACAGACCAAACAAATTTAATGGCAACGGCAGGAAACTATTGGCAGATTACTAATATTCAATTAGAAGTAGGAAAAGTCGCAACGCCCTTTGAGTATCGTAGTTATGGACAAGAACTTGCATTGTGTCAGAGGTATTATTATAAAATAAATAGTTCAACCAATAGTGCTGCATATCAACGCTATGCTTTAGTCAACTGTGAAACCACTACTGATGCAGAGGCGTTTTTTGCACACCCAGTCACTATGAGAGCAAATCCAACTTTGGGTTCTAGTGCTGTCTCAGGTTTTCATATATTTACAGCAAGTGCTACAAGACAACTTACGTCTATGGCCATAGATCAGTCTTCAACTATGACTACTGGAGTTGCTATTTCTGTAGCTTCAGGATTAACTGCGGGTGGGGTAGGATTATTGAATTCAAACAATAACAATACCTCTTTTATAGAGTTTATCGCGGAGTTATAAGATGACATACACTATTAACATCAAACGAAATCAAGTTATAAGTATTCAAAAAGATAATTTATCAATTCCAAGAGACCCAGCAAACTCTGACTATCAACGTTTCATTCAAGACGTTGCAGAACAAGGTATTGAAATTGTAATAGGACCAGACATTCACGAACCATCTTATCAAGAACTTCGTGCAGCAGAGTATCCTTCACTACAAGACCAACAGGATATGCAATACTGGGATGCAATCAATCAAACCACAATATGGCAGGATACAATCAGTGCAATCAAAATCAAGTATCCAAAAACCATCACAGGTGGAACAACAGTTGGTGAAGTTCCTGCTTGGATTCAAGAATCTGCAGACAACTGGACATTCAACAAACAACTTCGGGAGTATGTTACAGCAGTAGAAAGACTAGAACACTATATTCTTTCTATAGGTCGTCCAGAGATTCGTGAAGATATTGTAATTGAAACTAAAGAAGTCTGGAATGAAGAGACTCGTGAAATGGAAACGGTAAACATTACACAGAATGTAATTACTCAAACTGAAATTGAACCCCTTGAAGAGTTTGTAGAAGTCACAGAGTTCAATTCAGAGACAATGGAATCAGTCACAGAGACTATAAGAAATCCATTGATTGTAAGAGACGAAGAAGAAAGAACAGCAGCACAAGCAGTTGTTGATGCCACACCACAGGCAGTGATTGATGCTTTTAATGCTTGATAGGGGTTGATTTCCGAACCTAAAGTATGCTATAAATACTCAAGAGTCTATCTAACATATAATGACTGAACAACAACAACATCTACAAAGTGCTCTTCAACAAAGAGAATCTCTTGCCCAAGAAATTCAAAATCTGAATGGATTGGTAGGAGAAAAAAGAGAAATGATCTTTAAACTGCAAGGTATCATTGAGTATCTCCAACAAATTGGTGTAACTCTTCCCGAAGCAGAAGAGGAAGCAGCAGCAACAACAACAGAAGTAGTAACCGAAGAAGATTGATTAAAATTTAATACAATGCTATAATAAGAGGGTTTAGACCCTCTTTTTTTCTATTATAAATTATTTAAAGTAACCATATACGATTATGAATTTTGTTGTGTATTCAAAAGAAAATTGCCCATATTGCTATAAAGTTAAACAAGTCTTGGAGTTGACAGGAAGTAACTTTGTGGTGTATAATTTGGAAGAGCATTTTACCAGACAAGAGTTCTACGCTGAATTTGGAGAAGGTTCTACTTTTCCACAAGTTCTTTGTGATGAACAAAAGTTGGGAGGATGCACTGATACGGTTAAGTTTCTAAAAGAAAATCAAATTGTCTAATACGAGCATAAATAATTCTGACCACAGAAATCGTGGTGTTGAAATCCTTTTATATAAGGGGAGAAGAAAGCAAACTCAACCGTTTCATATCATTTTTGAAAAGATATTTTGCTTTCTAAATCGGGAAGTAACTATCTATTTTGAGTTTTCCTTAAAGTCTAGGAAAAGAAAAGTAGTTTCCCGGAGTAAAAGAAATGTTAGCAGTTAGTTTAGTATTTGGTTCCTTTCTAACGATATTATTTCTTATAGTTGGACTTGTAACAGGTTGGGTAGCAAGAGAATATATGATGAACTATCGGGAAATTCCAAAGTTACATCCAGAATTTTACGATCAAAATGGTAACATTATTCCCGACGAAGTTTTAGCAGTTTCATTTAATCCAGATTATTTTGACGAAGAAAATTATGACAACGACGACGAAGAGTAAAGTAAAAGTAGCGACTACTAAAAAACCAGCAGCATCAAGGGCAGAGACACCGATTCCTGATCTTCCATCCAATCCCTTTATTTTTGAAATTCTACAAGTTGTAGATAAGCAAAGATCCAATGTTCGCAAAGTAGAAGCACTCAGAAAGTTTGATGATGCCGCTCTCAAAACGGTTTTGATTTGGAACTTTGATGAGAGTATTGTTTCTGTGCTTCCACCTGGAGAAGTTCCTTATGCAAGTGTTGGGGAACAAAATTCCTTTAGTGGGACAATGACTGAAAAAATTGGAGATGCTGTAACTAAGATGCAAGAGGTTGGAAGCAATTCTCTTGGATCTCAGGATCAAGGATTTTCTTCAATTCGTAAAGAGTATCAAAAGTTTTATAATTTTGTTAAAGGTGGTAATGATGGACTGAGTTCTATTCGTAGAGAAACAATGTTCATTAATCTTCTTCAAGGACTTCACCCTCTTGAAGCAGAAATTATTTGTTTGATTAAAGATAAAAAACTTGATACTAGATATAAAATTACAAAAGAAATTGTTTCGGAGGCTTATCCCGATATTCAATGGGGAGGTCGTTCCTGATACATAATATTAATTGAATTTATTGATATGGAAAAAAATATTCAAGAAAAAAAGATGTCTACAGAAAAGACTAGGACATCCGAAAAAGATCAAGAGACTTGGACTGTGCAGGAAAGAGAATCACTAAGATCTCGTTACGGATGTGAAATACTCAAACATAACTGCACTTTGGAAGAAGCAAAGGTTACTGATGTTCCTAAGGATGCATATATTGTAACTTATTTGATGAGTGGTAAGGTTTGTTATGATCTTACCAGATCTGGTAAGAGAGTTAATATTTTTGATATGTATTATGATGCTATGGGTGATGCAATTCGCAGTATCGAATGGGGTTATGGTAAAATTAATCCTAAACTTTGGGGTTATGAAGCACCTAAGAGTAAAAAAAGAAAATAATCTCTGAGACCTTGACAGGTCTCTTTTTTTTATGCTAAAATGAATTGAAAGAACTTTAATCTATGGATAAAGACAAACTAAAACTTATTATTCGAAATATGGAACTTCTTGTAGATTCTCTAAAAGCGGAAGTATATTCTGATGTTAAGTCTTATAAGTTTGATGATATTAATCCAAGAGAATTGGATTACGACGAAATCTTTGAGGATGATGAATGACTAGAAAGGCAAAAGAATTAGTAAAGATGCTTGAGAAACTTACAAAGCAGGATCATTTATATTCTGGTGAGAAAATTAGAGAAATGAAAGCACAATTGCGAGTTGTAAAAGAAGAACTTGCACAAATCGAAGCAAAATACTCAAAAGGATTTGGAAAAAAATGAGACCTATTAGAGCAAAAGACCTTTTAGAACTAGATCAAAATATGAAAGTTGTGATGCTTCGGCAGACACAACTTCCACAGACTCTTGTTTATCAAGGTGGGAAGAATGACTACTCCGAAGAACCTATTCATACCAAGTTTCCCCCAGCAGAAAACGAATGTGGTAAATGGGTTATTGAGCAGTTACTTGCAAATGAACGTGGGCACTGGGGTCCATTGGAGCATCCTGCGATTACTATGGACTGCGTTGGATTTGTTCATAATGTAATTGTTCAGGCACGAACTCATCGGGTTGGTGTATCATTTGATGTTCAATCTCAACGTTATACTGGTCGTCGTGTGCTGAAAGTTGCTAATGGTGAACTTACTCCCCAAGAGGTTTATTATGTGCGTCCAGAAGGTCTGTATTTGGACCGTAAAGGGCACAAGTATGAATGGACGAGGGAAGATTATGAAAGGCAGTTAAAGTTCTGTCTGGCAGCATCTGAGAGG